TTTTCTTAATTCATTCTCTGAAATTTTCACGGTATGAATAACTGCCTCCGCATCATCTAATGAGGTAGCTGTATACGGAACAATTAATTCATCCGCTGGTACAAACTTCGATACCACTCTTCCAAGTGGCACGTCGTAGTAAACTTTTTTAAATGTAGAACCTGCAAGTGGTAAATGAAATAACATAGAATCAAATTCTGATTCGTATTCACTCATCGTATCCATGATTAAATAATTCATGTAATCTTTAACACGTTGCGATTGTTGTTCTGTTTGTGAATTTTTAATTCCAATGACTTGAGTTCTTACTGGTCCATCACTTGGTAATAATTCTTTGTAAGCTTGTGCTTGAAACTGTGTTACTGCTTCAGCAAGAACTGGGTGTGTTGCACCTGAAGCTCCTTGAAACGGTTCAGTTCTGTTTTCATATTTGAAACCTAATAAATCTAATCCTGTTGTGTAAGCGCTCTCCCATTCTTTTCTTGATGACTTGTAGTCCATGTAGTTTTGAACCATTTCATTTCCAATTGGATCTAAAATATCTTCTGGTAAAATATCAGCTAAGTTATCAAAGTGTGATTCTGTTCCAGGTACGTTAATAGATCCTGGTTCAAAGTCTAATGTAACTCCACCGTCTTCTTCTGGGATAACCTCTACAGGTTCTTTTTGTTCTTCTTCCTGAACACTGACCTCTTCTGCCATCTCTTCTTCTGAAGGGATGTCAATTTTAGTTCTAGTGTTAGGGAGTCCTTTATCTATATCTGCCATTTATTACTCCTATAACTTCTTAACACGATTAAATAGACCTTGCAACCCTTGTGAGTTTGGTCCTGATTCTGGTGGTGGGCCTGATCTATCTCCTGCTTCTTTTGCAATACCTCCTCCTGCTAACCCTTGAGTCCTTATACCTTGTCTTTGTTGTGCTCTTCTAGCTCTAGCTAAAGCTTCTTCTCTTTGTGCTCTTAGTCTAGCTGCACCTACATCAACTTCATTTGAACCTTTAATGTAAGGTGTTGCAAAATCAGAATCCATGCCAGAAAAATCTTGTGCTATTTGTTGTCTGTTTAAAGCTTGTCTTTCAGCTGGTGACATTCTTAATCTTTCTTGAGCATCACCAACAAACCCTTCTAACATAAAAGGCTGTGCCATAACTTCTGGAATAGTTCTTCCTTGATCATACGCTTGTTTTGCAAAGTAACCTTCTACACCTAATCCAATTGGCACTGCAAATTTACTTAAAACTTTTCCTGTAGTTTTTAATCCTTTACCCACAGCTTGTCTTACAGGTTTAAATGCAAGTGATCCTGCTGCTGTTCCCGCTGCAGCTTCTGGTAAAATGCTTTTAGCTTCTGTGCCATCTGCAGCTATTGCTTTTCCTGATTGATCAGCTAATGACATAACTATACCTGCCGGAATAGCGGCTGCTGGTAATTTAGAATATAAAGCAAATCTTCTTTTAGACATTGGGTTATTAAGAATATTTTTAAATTTAGAAAAAATATCTGGAGCATTTTCTTTTGCATATTTTAAAAGAGTTTGTCTATTTTTTGGATCACCTAAAATTTCTTTAAAGTCAAATGGTCTAAACCCACGTTTTATTTCTGCATCAATACCTTTTGCAATTTGTTTTCTAAAAATTTCATTTCTTTCTTCAAATGGAATATTTTTTAATTCTTTAAAAGTTTTATTTAAATTAGATAATTTAAATTTTTTCTTTTGACCAGTAAAAAAAATTTCTTGAGTTTTTGGATCAATGTTAACACCTATTAATCTACCGCTAGTTTTTTTAACTTCCTTGTTTATTAAATCATTAATCTTATCCATTTCTTTAATTAATTCTTTAGTAGCTCCTTTAGATTTTAATCTATTTAAAATATTTGATTGTCGTTCATAGAATTTTTCTAATCTTATTTCACTTGGCCTTACTATAACTTGATTAATTAATCTTGAGTCAAATCCAGTTGTTTCAGTTCCAAACTGAATACCTAATTTTTTTGCGTGTTCTTTTGAAATTCTGTGAGCAAAATCTATAACACCTTTATCTTTTACTTTACCCATATCTCTTGTCATACCTCGTTCAACTAAAAGAGGTCTTTTTATTTTTTTAGAAATATCGTCTTCAATAGTTAAATCTGTAACATCTCCATATCTATCTTTCCTTCTTTTATAACTTCCCACTGAAGTAGAATCACCTTTAGGGTATTTTAATCCTTTTTCTTTTATGTAATAATTAATTACTCTTTGAACTTGTCTTTCAGAAATAGGGTATTTTTTTGTAAAGTCTGCATTCTGTAAACCTTGTCCCCTTGGTTTAGAAAATTTTTTATCTAAATCTTCAAGAAATTTTTTTTTCATTTCCTTATTTGGAAAAATAACATCTGAAATATTATCTTGTCCTCTTTTAGCAACAGTTCTAATCCTATCCGGATCATTAGCTTTTACTCCTGTTCTTTTTGTATCTAAAGTTAATCGACCTCTTCTAATGTCACTTTTTTTTAAATAATTTTTACCATCTTCAGCCCATCGTTCTACACTTCCATACTCTTTAATTTCATCTTTAAAAAGTTTTCTAGCAATTTCTTTTTCTTTTTTAGTTAAGGGTTTAAAATTAGGGTTGTCTTTTCCTTTTATTGATACAGGATTGGGGCCTGTTCCTTTATAAACATATTTAGGTTCATTACTTTTTACTCTACCAGCTGTATCAAACCCAAGTCGTCCACCATCATTAAACATGGGCCGTGATTCTTGGACCGTGGCGCTTGGACCATCGTCATCGTAGATTGCGCTTAGGTCTTTTACTCTTTTAAATATGTCCATTACTCACCTAACATTCTAGCAATACCGCCAGAAGCTTTTTTGATTGATGGAGCTTGACTCATTGCTTCTTCAACAACATTATCCGGTACACCTTGTTCAATGTCTTTCATCTTGCCTTCCATATCAGGTCTTGCTGTAAATTCTTCGTACTCTTCAACTTTTCTAGAGCCACCTTTTTTAAGTGGAATCTCATCTACTTTGTAACTCATGTAGACATCTTGAGTTTTATTTCCAGCAATGTCCTCACCTTTTTTCATAATTTCTATGTTACCAGCAAAGTCTTCTTCCATAACATAGTCTTTGTATTTTTTAGCCACAGCTTTATCTTGACTTGCAAGTGTGTCATCACCAAGTGTTCTGATTTTATTTACTAAACTAAAAAAATAAGAAGGCACTTCTTGTGCAGTTTCTTTTACAGCTTCAACAACTGGTTCTGATTTTTTAGCAAGACTCATCAAACCTGTTTTAGCTCCAGCTATACCTGCACCTGTCATTCCTAATAACTTTAAAAATGCTCTACGACCCATACCACCACCTACAAAACCAGCTCTTGCTATACCACCTGTTGCATAACCTTTTTGTTTTACATAACTGTCAAACTCTTTACGTGACATAGGTTCAGGATCTTTTGCACCTATTCCAAAAACCCCTTTAGAACCTTTATCATCAAATTGTTTAGCTGCATCAAAAGTTTGATTAGGATCAAAAGCGCCCGTTAATTTTCCAATTTGTCCTTGCTTATCAATAATACCTTTTTGTTGATCAGTAATCATACCTAATGTTAGATCTTCTTCATCAACAGGATTGTTTATTTGATCTTTTGCGTAGCCAAGTATATCATTTATCTGCAGTGCAGTTCTAGCATCTATTATTCCTAGTGATGGATTAAGTGCATACATACCAGTTCTAAGAATTCCTCTTGTAAAAGGATTATTAAAACGACTAGATCTTAATTTATCGAATGCGTTAGGGTTTGTTATTTTATTTATTTCTTTTGGTGTATAGCCTGCTCTAACCAGATTTTGAGTAAAGTTTTGTCTTTCATTGCTTCTATCATCTATTGGTCCTGTTCCTCCACCTTGATAACCACCTTTACTAGGACCAGTTTTACCTTTTGAATCTGCAACAGTCCCCATATCAGAACCTCCTGCAAGACCGATACGTCCACCGTTTGCTTTTTCTTCAGGGTCATCTAATTTTTTTCTCATAGAAGCAAGACCTTTTTTATTACTAGCTTCTATTTCTTTTTTTATCTGATCTTCTGTTTTATTTAGATTAGACTTTTTAAACATCTGTCTTGTACGAACGTTATCATTTATCTTATCTACTTGACCGATTTTAATAGTACCATCATCTATCATGGTTTCTATCTCTTGTTTGAAACTTCTCTGTTGTGGAAATCGTATGACTTTATTTGCTTGCCTTAATTGTTCAGCAGCTTCCATTTTAATTCTTAATTTATCTAAACCCGTAGGTGCCCTACCTGTTTCTTTGATATATCCTCTTGTAAGACGTGCAATTAATTTTGCTAATGATGTCATTAATAATAATTCCTTTTAATTTTCTCGATGTTTTCATCGACATAGTCTTCTGGGTGTTGTAATAACCCTGCTTGTCTGAAACGCATGATCGCTTGTGTTGTACTATCCACAAGGTCATCATGATCTCCAAACGGAAACGCAGCGCACTCCTCAACGACCTCGTCTGCGAATTTCTGCTCAGGACACCATATCATACCAGATTCAAATAAAGGTGCAACAGCATTTACACGAGAATGTTTATCGTTTCCACGAGATGGTGTGAAGTTAACAACCGGTATATCCATCTGTCTAAGCTCGTATGTTAGTGGTAAACCACTTGCTTTTGCCTCAACAATAACAGATTCAGGCTGCCAATATTTATATTGTTCTAATGCTAAACGTCTAAGTTCAGGAAACTCATATCTACCTTTTATGGAATCAAGTAGCATCAGATTGGCTCCTGAGTCCTGATCAGGATAGAATACACCCCAAGTGGTGATCGCAGAATAATCGGCAGTCTCTTTTTTTAAAAATGCCGTATCATAAGATTGTATGACATGATGTAGTTCTGGTATCCAATCGTGTTTCCAGATCCTCCACCACTCACGTTTAAGTATTGCACCTTCTTCACTTGTTGGATTTTGCATCCACTGTGCATTCCATTTGCCCGTGGGCAGTGTTGCTTGGACTTTCTCTAATTCATCTAACTTCCAATACTCAGGCCAGACAGGTTTAGCTTTCTTTGATCCGTGGTCCATGATTGCTGGAAACTCGACCACGTGCCACTGATCAGCTTTAGCCTCACTCTGGTTTTGTATAAGTTTACCTGTAAGATCTTTATTGGACCAACGAGTCATAACCAAAACAATTTTACCACCAGGTTGTAGACGCTGACGAGGACCAGATGTATACCAATCATAAGCAGACTCCATTGCGGTAGGACTCATTGCATCTTGCTCGGAATGTGGATCGTCAATGATAAGTAAGTCTGCACCACGTCCAGTGATCGCACCGCCAACACCAGCTGCAAAATACTCACCACCTTGTGCTGTTTCCCACCTACCGGCAGCTTGTGAATCTTCTCGAAGTCTTGTCTCAAATATTTTTCCATAGTCATCACTATCAATCAAGGTCTTAGCCTTACGACCAAATCTTACGGCTAATTCTCCTGTGTGAGTTGCTTGAATTATCTTTAATTTAGGATTACGGCCCACCATCCACGCTGGTAATAAGTAACTTGCAAATTCTGATTTCGTATGACGTGGAGGCATATTTACAATCAGTCTATTAATTTTACCCTCTGCAAGTTCATTAAATTTTTTTGCTATGTGTCTATGATGAGAGCCTTCTATAAAATCGGGCCACACACATTTGACAAAGGACATAAAGTCATTCTTAGCTTTGGTCTGTACTTGTTTTTCTGCATGCATGACTTGCAGTTTTTTGAATGTCTTTCTGACGTCTGCAGGTAGCTTACTAATGTCTACGTTATTCAAATTCATAAAATTTTTTAAAAAATTTTTTTATAATTTTTTTGCACCTTAAAGTGTTGAAAATGTTTTTACCACCATAAACTGTCTGAATCAAGCAATACAACCTAGAGTAGTGGGACCCCTTTTTGTACAAAGGGTGCATGGGTCTAATGTTTTAATCGATATTGGTATTGGATAGGGATCCGCGAAGCGGATACGTGTGTGCCCTGGCGCGTTAGCGCCAGGGCAAGAAAGGTTGGTCTAGTCTAGCAAGACCATGTATGCTTCCGCATTGTTCTTGCGAAACCAATTAATATCCGCTCGGACTTTGTCCCATAACTTCGACGCACCGTCAAAGCCTTTTGCTTTGTCCTCTAGTGTTGCGGCTAATTCATTCAAGAATAGTCTATCATGTTTGATAGCTTCTTCCTTGGTTAACATAATAGATTCTCCATTGAATCTATTCATTCTTTTTTCTGTTTTATCTATTGTCATATTATACCTTTCTATTTGTTATAGGATTATCCTATCATCTCTGTCTAGTTTCGTCAACAGTTATTTCAGTATCATACCAACTATGATAGCTATTACTGTGTCTAGTTTTTACAGGGTCATTGATCGGTGTTTCAAGACACTCGCGTCTTGGACCTAGTGCAATGACGTCGTTAAGATGTTCTCTTATAAAATCCATTAGGCAACCCAACTTACAGAA